CAAAGGGGTTTAGGACCTCCGTCTCTCGGGACCCGCTTCCGCGGATGCCGAAAAAGTAATCGTAGTAGGGCCATTTTTGATGGACAGAGTCATAGAGAGTGGAGAAACACCACTTCTCATTGCCCTTTTTCCGATCAGCAACAGCGCCAGGCCCATGTTTAGGACGAGGGCAGCGGGGTATATAGCCAGCATATACGGTCTTCCGACCGTACTTGTCTTTGCTTTCCCAGCCTTCCATAAAATCCTCCATGATCCTCTGCGCCCTGAATAGGAGCATCGTATCAGGCAGGTGGAACTCTTGGACGGATTCTTCCGTCTCAAGGAATTGTTGCACCTTTTCATCAATCTGCTCCTCCGTGGGTGGAAGTTCAAACTTCTTGAACCCTTTCAGGATGGACCTCACCATACGTATGGTAAGGATATCACTGTCGCATTTTGGCCACCGAATCTCATCTCCGTCTTCCCAGACGCGTCTTGTACTGCGTCCATGCACATCACATGCAAGGATACATATCAAGTTCCACGCTGGGCGGAGAAAATGAGGTGTCTGTGGCTCTTCCGTGCCTCCCAGCAACTTCACGAGAAAATCGTCCAATTTTGGAAGATCGACCGTGAAGAAACGTATACCACGGTGCGCAACACCCTTCTTCAAGTACTCAATGTCCTTGTTGAAGTCAGTTTTGCGCACCATGTTAGGGTAATGGCACGTTAAGTGGCGATATAGGTCACGTATCTTTTCAGAAGATACCTCCAGCGCGTAAGCGCTTGGATCGTGGCTTTTCAGAAGGTCCATATTTGGTCTCCGTTCCACGCTGCCCACGGCCCCTAGTGGGGCCACCCTTGACCGACGGAATGCTTAGAGCAAGGAATATCATTGCGAACCATTCTTCGTGTATACGAAGGACTCGCAGGATCTCCTGTAGCTCAATGCACCGAGGAGGCTTGACAGCCTTCGTCGGTTTCCGTGGTCCTGGACTAGATGGCTTCTTGCCATTTCGCATCAGACCATTCCTTGCGCGAGAGAATCGACGATGGATGCAACCGCAAAATTGCGGATGAATGCCACAAGATCCTTTCGGTGAGTAGCGGTCAGAACCGATGCGATTTCCGGTCCAGTTATTGACAACACAACCTGATATGACTCGAGCTGCGTTTTCGAGTTCCCATTCGGCATGATTACCGTTGATGGAACTTGATGCACAGCACGAACCGTACAACGCCGGACCGGTGACCCGTTAGGGGCCGTTCCTGCGATCGACTGACGAACATCAAG